CTTGAATATCTGAGTTTTGGAATATCTTAAAGTTATATGTGAATGTATCTGTAGATCCATCACCACTATAACTGTTTCTAACTGTAGTTGAAGCTATTGTCATATTTAGAAACCTTTAAACAAACTTGATGGTTTTGTAAACAAAAATTCTTGATCTCCGTCTTTTTTCATTTGTCTTTCCATTCTTTTAAGATAGCCAGGAGATAATGTTTCCATCATTTGATAGCCAATAGCATAATCAAATGCAGTTTTAGTATAAAATAAATTTAAAAAAGGAATGTTTCCAATGACAGATTTATATGCTTGTCTTTGTGCTGCATCTATTTTTCCTTCTTTAATATAATCAAATACTTTATATAATTTTCCAGCTTCTGATATTACTGGACCAGCTACTGTAGCAAGAATACCAGCACTACTTTTTGATTCTTGAAATAAAAAATCACCATAGATACCTAATCCACCACCCCTTGCTGCAGAAGCAAGCCATGTTTTTAAATCTGTTGGATCTTTTGGTGTTTTGCCTTTTAATATATCTAATACAGAATTTGAAATATAACCAAAAATTGTTGCACCAATAAATAAATTTGCTAAACCTAAAGCTCCTTCTCCAGTTCTACCAGCTTTTATTGCAGCTAATTCTCTTCCTATAGACTTTTGTGTAAATGCTATAGCAAATCCTTTAAACTGTCCCATAAATCTTATAGCTTCACCCATTGGAGTTCCTGCTAGTAATCCTTGTTTCATAAAAGCTCTAACTCTTGCGTCAGATTCAAGAACAGCAAATGAAGATCTATCTACAAATATACCAGTTACTTTTGTTTTTAAATTATCTTTAAATAAATCAATTTGTCTTTGACTTGGATTTTTCATATCCATTAAAGGTAATATTTCTTTAGTTGTTAGATTGTCTATATTACGAACAGAAAAAAATTCAGTTCCATCTTCAGCGGTTTCAACTGCCATTTTTCTAATAGTGTTCCAAATCTTTTCATCAATACCAAAATGAGTTATTAATCTTTTAAATTTGTCATCTAAGTTTGCAAATGCAATATTTCTTTTATTAGCAACATAATTTCCTAAACCAAGAACAGAGCCTTCTTTTAAAGAATCAGTCCACCAGCGAAGTAAGTTAAGTTTAAAAAATGTTCTTTGTATTTTTGTAAATCCTTTATTTAATGCATCTCCAACTGAATAACGACCAGCCAAGTCATGAGTAATATTATCATTCATAAATCCTAATTGCTGTGCAATAGCAGTTCTTCTTTCTGATGATTTGATTTTAGATAAAGCTGTCATTGCTTCTTGTACTCCACCTAAATAAGTTTTTCCTTGCCACTTTAGTTCTCTTGCATAGTTATGAATATCTGTAAAAGAAGATATAACTGCACCTCCTAATTTAGTCATGTTAGCAACTGATCTAGTGATTGCTGACCATTTAGCACCACTAAAATGACTAATCATATTTACTCTTCCAGTTACTTCATCTAATTGATATTGAAAAGCTCTTTCATCATCTTTAATTTTTTGAGTAATTTTTTCATTCTTTAATAAATTTCTGGCAACTAATCCTTTTATTGTGTTAAAATTTTCTTCTGGTTTAGTTCCTAATACATTCATTATACCAATATTATTTGCAGATCTTTGCACACCAAAGAAAAAAGATTCCCTTAAATTTCCAAATCCAAATTTTTTATTATAATCAAACCAATCATCAGATGTTTTAAAGAACAAAACTCTTTTTGCATTCATGTTTTTTGTAATATCTCTTGATCCATAAGATGCAGCAGAACCATCTGTAACTATATGTTCGTTACGAGCTAATGAATTATAAACATTATTTAAAAAATCATCTTTATTATCAAAGCCACTAAATGTTTCGTCTTTTAACTTTGGAGTAATGTATTCTTTCCATGCTTTTAAATTTCTATCTAATCCACCATCTAAATCATCTGATTCTTTTCCAGACAATTCCTTTAATACTTTTGCTGCGTTTCTTATTTGAAATGGATCATGTGTTTGTCTTACAATCCAACCAGGTAATTTACCTATATTAGCACCAAGGTTGTTTAATCTTTTTCTTATAGATTCAGAATAATCTGACATTATGTTTGCTAATTTTATAATGTCTTTATTTGTTTCTGTTATTGCTTTGCCTTCTCCTGATTCCCAAATTGTTTTAGATAATCTTCTATCTATATCTTCGTTTGCTGTAGAAAATAATTCAACTACATTATTTTGTCTTAATTTTTCATAAAATGCAGATGATAATTTTCTATATTCAGAAAGTTGAGAAAGTGCTACAGAAGCTCTTGCTCCTGATTTTTCTAAATTACTACCAACTAATATAGCTGACAATCCTTCTGATTCATTACCTTTAAAATCAATTAATACTTTATCTACAGCTGTTCTTATTTTAATTTCATTTTCAATAGCATTTCTTTCTTTAATCTTTTTAGATATTTGTTGTTCTTTTAAAACTTGATTTGCTAATTCATCTTTTAAAGTATTATCAAGATTTTCTAATTTAGCTTCTCTTTGAGTTTTTCTAATATTATCAATAATATCTGCTGCTTGTTCTTCATTGACATTACCTCTTTTTAAAGCCTGTGCTACTAAATCAATACATTTATCTTTTGCCATAATTATACGCTGTTAATACAATTAATACCATCAATGATAGCATCTTTTATTTCTTTCTGTTTATCAGAAATTTCTTTTGATTCTTTTTTAGAAGTTTGTAATTCTTTGCTATCTTCAATATTTAAATCTTTTTGTTTACCTTTTAAAACATTTAACTGGTCATCTAAAGATTTATTTTCTTGATCAATAATTACTTGATCAGATTCTTTTGTTTTTAAAGTATTATCTAATTTATCTAAAGTATTTTGTTCTTCTGTTTTAAATTCTTGTTTACCAGCATTTTCATTTATTGGTTGTCTTGAAGATGTTTCAAGAGTATTTTCAACTGAGTTTTTAGAATTGTTTTTATCTTTCACATTTATATCTTCATTAATTTGTGCATCTCTTAATTTAGGATCAGTATTTGCTATAGGAGTTACATCAACTGGTTTTCCTTCTAACAAATCAGATAATGATTTTACAAGTAATAATCTTCTAGTTTCTGGATCTGTTTCAGAAAGTCTTAACATTATTTCTGAATTAGCTGGATAATATTCTTTATATAAATTAACAGCAGGATCTTCTACAGAATCTATTCCAGCAGATTCTCTTGCTTGTTGTACTCTTTCTTTAAAATCTACATTTGTTCTAAAATCTTTTAAAGCACCCACTCCAACATGCAATCCTCCTCCAATAATAGTTCCAAATGTTACGTTTAAAAAACTATCCATTAAACCATAATCTGCTTGTTCTGCTTGTGCTACTCCGTAAACTATAGGTTCTATTAATGCAGCTCCAACTGCTCCTTCAACAACACCTTTAGCAAGTCTAGCAGTAGTAAATCCTTGTCGTGCAACCAAAGATGCAAATCTTGCTTGACCAACAACAGGAACAAATGCAGATGCAATGTTAAGCGGATCTGCCAAACTAACTCCTAATCCTGTTGCAAATTTTAAAGTACCAGCTATAACACCTGTTTGACCACGAGCAAATCTATTTGCTCTATCTATTTCTTTTAATTTGCTATCAGCTAATAAATCAACAGTTGATTGTTTTTCATCTTGTTCAAATAATAATCCAATATTAGAATATTTTTTATTTAATTCATCTCTTGGAATTAGTGGTTCATCTTCTGTAGATGGATAATAATTAGGATAAAATTCATCAATGCCATCACTAGCAGTTCCGTTTCTTGAAGCAGTTAAATTTCCGTATCTAATTAAAGATGGTGTTGCACTAAAATTCCAAGCATCTTCAGCTGTAACTCCTAAAGTTTCAGATAAAGTTAATTTATATTTATCAAAACCTATGGCTTGAGCATTTTCTTCTGTGTCTAAACCAAAACCTATATTAGGCATATATTATTGTAATAGTATTTTTTTACTTTTAAAACCAATATCTTGTTCTATTATTTTTGAAAAATCAATATTTTCATTTGAGTTTGGTAATTTAAATGATGTGTCATCAAAATTTATTTTAATTTGTTCACCTTTTTTATTATTTAATATTCCAATACTACCATCATAAAATTTTACAGCTAAAACTAAACTATTACCATCAGCAGAATTAATCCACATTCCGTTTTCTTTTATTTGATTTTTCATTCCTTTGTTTAAAATATCTTGAGAAATTTTCTTATCGTTTGATTTAAAAGGTTCTAAATCTAATTTGTCTATATTATCATCTTTTATACGATTTGCTTTTCTATCTATATGTTCAATTTGTGTTGTAGTTAATCTTTCATTATTATAAATTCTTGGAATAAAATAAGTATCTCTAAAAACAAAATTATCATTTATATAAGAAGTAGATTCTTTTACTGCTGTATCCATATCCATTCCTCTAGACATTTTGTTTGCTGCAACATAAGTTAATACGTCTTGTATATTGCTTAATTTTTTATTAGCAGTAGATGTTACAAATGGATTTCCCATCATAACAACTTTTCTAAAATCAGTTAATTCATTTGCAATTTCTGTTTGTAATGATTTTTTAGAATCTGTTGTTGTAGCTATATATTTATCTAATCTATCTCTTTCTTCTTTTGTATCTATGCTTAATGCTTGTTTAGCAAAATTAGAATCTCCTAAATAAGAAACAAACTCAGCTGTTATTGGTAAACCATTCTCAGGTTCTGTTAATTGATTTAACAATCTACCATAATTATCTCCATATGTTTTTTCTAAATCATTAAGATATTTAATTTTTCCATTAACATCTTGATTGTTATAATCTTGAACTATTCTAGAAGCATCTTGTTGTGGTAATACTTTAATCTTTTCATCATTAACACCAATTATTTTTTGAGCATCTATAACAGAACCAATATATTTTTGAAATTTACGATCCTTAATAACTAAATCTGTTTCATTATTAAAGTCAGAATATTTTTCTTTAACATCTGGGTTAAATTGCATAACAATAGAAGCTGGATCTTTTTTTAGCATCTCATCTTTTTTAGATGCAAAGTTTATAAGTCTTTGTTTCATTTCTAAATCAAACGCTTCAGAGCCTGCTCTAATTGGATAGTTAGCAATAATAGAAGATTCTGTTCCTATTTTTGCATTAAATATTTTTGCAGATTCTCCTTTAAATATTATTAATCCAGATTCTTTTTCTTTAAAATCTGTATATGCTTGTATTCCAAGTATTGGTTTAATTGTTTTTTCATCAAACTTACTAGGCATTCCTGATTCAAGCAAAGCAAAATGGTTTTTAATTCCATCTGTTACAGCTGGTCTAGCATCAGAATTAGCCTCATTAATTAATTTTATTCTTCTTTCACCAATAATATCTGGATAGTTATTAATATCATTAAGTTTAAGAGCAGTTCCAACAGGATCTACATTCATATCTCTTTTAGCTTCTAATGTTTGAACTGTGCTTGGTATTTCCCTTACTCTTTTTTGATATGTGTCTTCATCAATAATAAAATCTTTTCTTAAATCTTGATACAAAACACCAAGATCTGAATACATAGTTTCTTTTTGAAGTTGGTTATCAGAATATAATCCTGTTGTTAAAATTCTTTGTTCTTTAATATCTGCTTGATTAATTCTATCTTGAATTAAATTTTCTCTATTTTTTGTTACAACAGAAGATAATTGTTTTTTTTCTTCAGCTAAATAACTATTAAGAAATAAATTTTTTACAGAACTACTTGGAGCTTCGTTTGCATATTTTTCTTTAATTTGTTTTGAATATTGTAAAAATATATCTGAACTTGTTACTGGATCTGCTGATTTAGAAATTCTTTCTTTTGTTTCTTCTAATTCAATAGATGCTTTATTTTCTAATTCTAATGCTTGTGTTTTATCAACAACAGCTTGTTCTTTTACATAATAGTCATTTATAGATTTAATAACTGGTTCTAGTGCTGATGCTGGAGATCCAACGCCAGATAAAGGAACTTGAAAAGAAGTTTTAATACTAGCAGATTCAGCAGTAGGAACTCCTTGAACTGTAAATGTAGGTATCTTTGGCATTAGAATGATCCTTCTGTTCCAGTTAATCTTGTATTAATTGGTGAGTATGTTGGTGCAGATGAAAATATATTACCAGCATTTGTTAATAAACTTGATCCAGCACTTGTTCCTAAAAAAGTACTTGCACCTTTAAATAATGTTCCCATTGCTGTCGTTCTTGCAGTTTGTCTAGCCATATCACCTTGTATTCTGTAAAAGTTTGCTTCTTCAAATTTTCTAGCTTTTGCAACATCACCATCATATTCAATAATATTTCTTTGTAATTCTGCTTCATTAGCATTAGCAATTTGTATTCTTAATGATGTTCCAGAGTCTT